GAACGCATGAAGTTCGATGACACAACTGTGTTGAGTTGGTCAATATCCATTTGCGACCACTCTCTCAATTGTTGTGGTGTCGTAATCACTTGTACTTCTCTCGGCAACTTTGCATATTCGGCAATTGAATTTCTGCCACAGTTTCGTAACGCTAACATTGTGATGTTCCATGCTTCCATTTCGGATAGCGATTGTTTGTGCGACAAGTCATATGCCTTTTGCTTGATTGCAGCGATCGTTGGTGGAAATGGATTCGTGTCTGATATGATGATTGCCTTAACGGCATTAGCAATTAGATTACCGTTATCTTCTGCGAACAGTTCCGACCATAGACTTACCATTACTTGTTTCTTCTCTACATCGAGTTTTGACACCCAATTAGGATAGCTAACTTCTAAGATTGCCATAACCTTTAACACTTCATTTTGGTTCATTTTCTTCTTCTTTCAACATGTCTAGGAATGACGGTACTTTCTTCTGCTTTTTTTGGAAGTTCTTTTCTTCCATGATTGGGAATACTCCAGTCCAACAATTCAATATGCTTTGATTGATACAGTCATTCATGTTATCCCCTTTCGATTGCAAATCTAGTAGTTTGGTACAGATCATTCCTTTTGCTTTATCTGTCATCGGTTTTCCAATCTTAATTCGCATTTGATTAAATTCCTTTAATGAATTTTTGAGTTCTTCATCATCACCAGCGAACGTTTCAAACACTCCCTTTTTTATACAATCTTTATCTTTATTAGTATTCTTATCATTCTTATCATTATTGTTTGTTGTTGATTGCTTGTTAGACGCTTGTTGATCGCTTGTTGATTGATTGTTAGATGGTGTGTTGATTTCTGTGTTAGCAACATCATCACTACCTTGATAATCAAGCCATTTCACTATCGTTATGACACTAAACTCGCTTGTTGATTCCTGTGTTAGTTCGTGTGTTGATTTTAGCCTATTCATCGAAGTGCGCACCTGTTGGACTGACAAACCACTTTGTTTAGCTAATTTACCATAACTTGATATAAACGATCCTGCTTGTATATCAACCCCACGCCACCTTTTGACTTTATGATTCGCCATAAGTAGACAGTGGATAAACAATTTTGTTGTATTTACATCTGTGTACCATTCCCATGATTCTAATTGTCGATACAGTTTTACATACCCTGCCATTACTTCTCCTTTCGCTTATCCATATAAGTAACTCCAACTGCATACGCACTCCATATGTCACTCTTAAATCCGTAGAACCAACCTTGCGCTTTTTTAGTCCCAACTACTCCGAATCTATCAATGAGTGCTTGTCGGATATTGCTATCCTTAGCTTTCATAGTTCCACATAGATTCATCTTTTCTTCCTTGCGATAGATGTACTCAACATTACATTTACTTGCTTGGGTAAACCTTCCTATCCATACGCAAGTATCAAATACTTCTTTGCCGACTGCCATTCCGTAACTAGCAATCATTTCGATAACAACTGTTAATTGTTCATCTGCTAGGTTATATTCAGTAACTTCAATTAAATTGATGATTTCTGAATTTGGAACTTTACCATGAAACAATGGAATATAATCGTTGTTAATAATGCAATATGCAGATTCTTCACTTCCAGGATCAATTGCTAATATGTTCATTCCTTTACTTCCTTTTTGTATATGTAATCAAGTTCTAATCCAGTGTTTAGATACTGTTTAGATGTGTGCAATAAATGCACTTCACTTCCATCTTTTGCGTTATTCGCTATAAATTCATTTGCCTGTTCGATAGATAGATGACTATTTTTAGCACCTATTTTATAAGTGAATTTTCCTTCTGCCTGTGCTTCTTCAATTTCTCTATCTATTGTTTCTGTTAGATAGTTACCTTCAATGAAATAATAGTCATACCCTTTTGCAGATATACCATCTAGCGTACCTGAATCTGTAAGGTGGAAATACTTCTTATCGTTAATCAATATTCGATACCCACAATTAGGGCAATCATGGTAAGCCTTAACAAGAGATAACTTACAGAATCCTAAGTTATAAGTCTTGTCAAAATCTAATATAATCACCTTTTTAATCTCTAAATCATCAAGTAAATCTTTTAACCATATGCCACATATGAATGTAATATTCGGATAATTCTTTTGAATCCGTTTAATCGTTGATGGGTTGAAATGATCTGCGTGTCTGTGAGTAAGTAACGCAACCTTTACACTTGCTAAATGCTCATGTAACGCTGTATAAGGCACACCAGCATCTACAAGAATAGAGTTCTCATAGATGATGGCGTTACCATTAGATGCGCTTGATATGACCTTATAATCGCTCATGTGATGTAACCTTAAATCTCAATGTCGATAACTTCTAACGGTTCATCTTGTGTTACTACTGGAGTTGATGTTTCACGGCTCATGTTCTTGCTATCCCATGCTTCGTTTTCATCAATCATGCCACCAACATCTTCAACGAACGCTTCTCTTAAAGCTCTCATAAGTGCAACCTTTTCAACCATCGTTGCGCCCTTTGTTGCCCAAATAGTATTTAATTCTCCACCACCTTTGTGCTGTGCAACTTCATCAAACGATACCGTTACTTCAACTGGCTTTTCCCAGTCCTTGCGATATACCGTTGCCCAACCACCGACTAATGTTTCAGAGTTTAACTTGAACGAACCTTTTCGCTGCTCAATTACGCCATCTTTTTCAATAATGATTCCCTGTGATCTACCGTTAAAATTAGGATTCTGAATCGCTCGTTTCAAAATTGCATCTTTACCTACTACGATTTGAGCAGGAGAACTACCATACTTGATAAGATATGCTTCCTTTAAGAATGGATTTAATTTTCTTACCTTGCATAATTCTGTAAAGAATTTGAATTCAGGTAATGTTATTTTGTTATCTCCTGTTAAAAATCTCTGCACAATTTCCTGTGTAAGTTTAATCTCGTTACCGTCAATCTCGTAGATGACTGCAATCTCTTTTTGTGTTGAATCTGCCATTTATTCTCCTTTTGTGCTAAATTTTTTAGCAATTCTTTCATCAATAAGATTGTCTAAATATGCTTTATTATCTGAATTCAACATTACATTTTTTGGTATATCGAACGCACTATCGGACAACTCTTTTTTAGCCATGATTTTTTTAGTTACAAATTGAACTATTTCATCACTCTTAGAATTTAGAAAATCTTTATAACTTCTTGATATAATCTCCTTAAAATCGTAAGGTGACATTTCGTAACAATTCATTCTTCGATTGCTAATTTGTCTAACTACTTCTGCTCTAATTTCATCTTCTATCCCTTTAAAGAATTTCTCTCCATCAAATTCACCATCATTGTCAATATACCGTTCGAGTTCTACTTCAATTTTAAATTCCATTTATTCTCCTTTTGAGCCGTTTGCTCGTACAATGTATTCATTGATTTCATCTACTGTGATTCCTAACGCTAATAATTCTTCTCTATCTTCTTCACGCATGATAGTTGTGTATGTAATTTCAGAATAGAATGAATGCTTATCAATTAAATATTTGTGCAAATCTCTTATAGTACAATTAAGTTTTCTAATTGTAAATTTAGTAATTACTGCATTATTTTTTAACATTAAATTTTCTTTTAATAATCCAACATATTTATCTTCAATCCACTTTAAATTTGAAGTTAAAACATCAACTTCATTTGCCATTTATTTATTCTCCTTTTTCTGTGTCTACTCTGCGACACCAACTTAGTAATATCGGATTGCCTTCTCTCTGTAACTCTCTGCGTTCTCTACCGTCAAGTTTTATCCAGTTGGAATTGTTGATGACTATTTCCATACATTCAGGAGACATTCCTTCGTGGCTTATTCCCCAACTCTTGAAAAGTTCAATGTCGAATGTCCATTTATAGCGATTCATCTTTACTCCAATCGAGTGCTTTTCCGCATCTGAAACAAAAGTTGCTTTCATCTGATTGCCATACAGACTTATTACACTTAGGACAAAACTTAACCAAACCTGTAATTTTTACTTTCATTGGTGTTGCTCTGTCGACTATCTCTTTGAATGACTCAAAGTGTTTCGGCAAATCTTCAAGTTTGCCAATGACTAAACCCTTTGAAATTATTGAACCTATAACTTCATATGCTTCTTCGTATTTATTCATTTTCGTTCTCGCTTTCATTGAACATTTTGAAACAATCGTCACAGTAGACACTATCGGGATCCATGCAATCTTCAACATCAATTACTTCGTCGCACATGGCACATCGGAATATTTTATCCGCTGGGTACAAGAAGTCACGTTCTGCGGAATCGAAATCACTCATTTACCCACACTTTCCATTTCCAGTAACAATTGCTCTGTTCTCTCGCCCCTGTCATATCGTTGTAGCAATTCCCAAACCTTTGTCGATAGTCCGATGTAATATAGATTTTCTGCTGTCCATAATAGCGCCTGACACCGTTTATGCGCATTTACAAAACGTTCACTCATGTTCGGCATTGTATGCTCTCACTTTGTTTAATATGCTTTTCCATGATTCGTAATTGCCACCTTCATTTCCATCAACCATTCTAATTTGTTGATAAATCAGTGACAATTCTTCTTGTCTTTCCATTTCTTTATCACTTGCATTGAACGCTGGATGAACTTTATCAAACATTATCTATTTCTCCTTTTACCTTTTCGGGCGTATTTTTTAACTCATTCCAACACTTTTCACACAAGTTATTATCTGGACATTCCGTTTCTTCAACATTGAATTTTTTGCCACATTCGATACAGGTTTCCCAGCTTTCGACTTCACTCATGTGTTTACCTTTGCGAGATATGCGTCTATCTCTTTATTTGTGATACCTAATTCAATTAGCTTTGCTCTGCGATAACTTCTAACTACATATCCCTTCTCTTTGTCGTTTGGATTTACCCATGACGATTCTTGCTCTATCGCCCATTCATGCAACATGGCACATTGTAATTGTTCTTTCTGAATCTGCTCTGCGTACTTCTCTACTTGTGACTGTAACTGCTTGACTGTATCCGCTAACTCGACATAATCGGTTAACGACATTGTGACCATTCCTTCCATTAGTTATTCTCCTTTCCTGCTATGATTAAGCCCATGACAATCACTCCAACACAAGCACCGACTATTAGGCCGCAAACGAATGCTAATATGTATCCTTCCATGTTATTTCCCCTTTTACTCGATCGCCATGATCGATGTTATTGAACCTTGAAACACTGAATTGAAATTACCCGAACGTTTTGTTGACGTCGGCAATACGTTAATATCTACAATAAATTCGATAATGCTTGAATCTATGCTCATGCAATAGTCTTGCTTAATATCACCGATGATTGCATACATGCTTTGACCACTTTCAAATGTAATTAGATACTTCGTTCCAACCGGGCCGTATTGGGCGCTCATAGCGATCATAATGTACTTATGGTCTATCCATCTGAAGCCGAAATTTGATTCTGTAGTAGCGACTTGTTGAAGTTTCCACTGAAGAGACGAGTGATCCGCTATTTTTAAATAGTCCATCCATGATTTAAAAATTGATATTGAGCATACATCACGATAATTGACTGGTTCTTGCCACGCTGCGAGTAGTTCTGTCTTTTCTTTGACTTCGGCTTGTAGAACTTCAATTGACTGCCACAAGCCTCTGTTTTGCGTTAAGTACGAATCGCGTTCAGCTGTTAGTTCGATCAATCGATACTGTGCATTCAACCTATCAACATGCGCAACAATGGCGAATGTTATTGAACTACATAAGAGAATGATAATCAGGATCTGTTTTGTTATTTTCTTCATTGATTTTTACCCTTTCAATGGTATAATCTGACTGTGTTTGTCTTGGTACCGATTGCCGTCGGTATCTTTTTTTATGCCCTTCATGCTCTTTCAATCACCGGCAGCGTTCCATGCTCTTTTAATAAGTTGTAAATGAATAGTCGACCTTTTTGTGTCCACTTGGTATTCATCTTGGCCTCCACACGCCCATCACTGTGCTCGATTCTCACTGTTTCCGAATGAGTATACCCTTTACTGTGATATTCGCTGTAAAGAAGCCACTGATCATTCATCTTGAATTGAACTTTCAATACATGAAGTAACTTATTGAATACCAGTGCGCTCATTCCATAGTCTTTAGAAATCTGCGTGGTCGTTACCAATGATTTACTCCGGATAATGTCATCTAGGTAATCCGCTTTCGGCTTCAATTCTCCAATGATCTGATTTTTGATCGCGATCTCTTTTTTGTTATCTGATAATGCGGTCAGAATTCCAATAATATATTCAGGATCCGCAAGTGTTCTTTGGATGACGTCATCCGTCATATATGCTCCATGTTTTCTGATTGACGGAAGGACCTCGGAAGTAACCCATTTTCTGAACGGTCTAGCGTTTGGCATATTCGACCGGATAATCAATGTGTACAAACCCGATTCGTTGACGACGAGCATTGTTTGAGTTCCACCAAGGGTATCAATCTTTTCCGACCCCTTTTCTTCATCATCCAGTTTTCTAACTGCCTCACTTGAATTTCCTAATTCCAATACATCGCATACATCTTTCGCAACAAACCAAGCCTCACCGTCTTTGATAACTGTTCTTACTTCGTTTGAATTAAATTTGAATATTTGTAGCTGTTCCATTTACTTATTACCTTTCTCTGTTGATAGTGCGAACACTAATATTTCAAGTCTTGATTTCAACTTCTTACATTCATGCAATATCTCATCTGATGTGCCATACTCATGGATTCTATTTTC